ATACTGTCTCAGTTCAGAGAGTATTATTGCGCCATAGCGACCATTAGGTTGCAGGCTGCCTCGTTACCTGTTACCTAAAGCGTTACCTAAAACACGAGCTAGGTAACGGAACCATGGCACGGCTTACAGACACACGCGTAGCGACGATTAAGCCGCCTTCCAAGGGGCAAGAGGAGCATCCGGACGATCTAGTGACGGGCCTACGGCTCCGCGTCGGGGCGGGTGGTCGCAAGGCGTGGATCGTGCGGACCAGGGCGGGCGGGAAGCCGATCAACAAGACGCTCGGCGCATATCCCACGCTGAAGCTGTCCGATGCGCGGGACACGGCGCGCGACTTCCTCAGAGAGATCGCCAAGCACGGCCTGCCGCGCTCCCGCCGCAAGTTCGGAGAGGTGGCGGAGCATTGGCTTAAAAATGTCTCGAAGCCGAAGAACCGTTCTCACCCGCTCCAGAAGCGGCGGCTGGAGCTTCACATTCTGCCGCATTGGCGCGACCGCGACATTGCCGACATTCGGCGTGCGGACGTGCGGGAGCTCGTGGAGCGAATTGAAGGCGACGTGCTGCCCAATTACGTCCTCGGCCTTGTGCGGACGCTGTTCCGCTACGCCATGGCGCGCGACTGGGTTGAGGCATCCCCCGCCGAAGCGATTGAGAAACCGAAGGACGAGAGCCCCCGCGATCGCTTCCTAGATATGGCAGAGGTGGCGCGCATCTACACGGCTGCAACGCTGCTCGGCTATCCAATGGGCGGTTTCCTCAAAATGCTGTTCCTGACCGGCCAACGGCGCTCTGAGGTGGCGGCGATGCGTTGGGACCAGCTCGACCTAAAGGCCGGCACTTGGGTGCTGACGAGCGAAGAAACCAAGTCAGCGCGCCAACACCTCGTGCCGCTGTCTCGGCAAGCGGTGGATCTTCTCAAATCCACGCCGCGCGTGGGTGAGTTCGTTTGGACCACTGACGGAAAAACGCACGTGAGCGGCTACAGCAAAGCCAAGGGCGCGCTCGACCGCTACCTTGCCGCCGATGAGCGCGGGGCGCTGAAACCGTGGCGCATTCACGACATTCGGCGCACCGTCGCAACGCACCTTGTGCGGCTTGGCGTTAGCGAGACGATCGTGGGCCGCGTTCTAAATCACGCGCCCGAAGGCGTCACCGCCCGCACCTATGCCCTCCACAGCTACGCGCCGGAAAAGCGAGACGCGTTGCAGCGTTGGGCCGATGAGCTGGAGGCGTCAAATGGGTGACCGGCCCTGGTGGTGCGAAATCGCGGACGCCGAACAACACCGCGACCTGACGCCGGAAGAGGACGCATTGGCGATGCGAGCCTATTCAGGGTTGTTGCAGGGCAATCTAGAGCCGCTTGCCGAATACTTGCGGACCGGCGCTCCGTTCGATTTCATTTTCCGCCGTGAGATAGTGGAGGCGATCGAGGGCGGGCGCGAGTTTCGGCTGGAGCTGCGAAAGCAAACTACCGGTCCTGGCAATGTCGTTACGAGGCTCCAGACGCAGTGGCGCGACATGCAGATCGGGCTGTATATCCAGAAGCGCCTCCCGAACCTCAACAATCAGCTTGAGGCGGCGGTCGCCGATGCGATGGAACACTTCGGGGCGAAGCGGGGCGTCGTTCTCAACGCATGGTCCAAGTTCAAGACGTCCCGGTGGTTTCAGTCAGCTAATGACGATGAATAGGTGACCGCCATTTTCTCGCTTTCATGGTTCGTATGTGAATAAGGGGAGCCTCCTTGACGCAAAGGGAGGTTTCAAGTGGACCGTTATCTTACCACCAATGACGTAATTGAGCTGACGACGCTCAGCCGCGCGACGATCGAGCGCAAAGTGAAGGCTGGCGATTTGCCCGCGCCGATCTATCTGTCGGCACGGCGCAAGGCATTCCGCGAATCCCAAATCCGCGCCTGGATGGCGAGCAAAGAACAGGCCGCAGCCTGAGCCTTATCCGGGGGGATTCCAAACATGAGACAACGAAGCGCACGCCGCGAGGCGTCCGAGCGCAACGACTGGTTGCGATATCCGCCGACGAACAAGCGGCGGACTAACCCAAAGCTGCGCAAAGCAGTGCTGGCCGAGCAGCCGCGCTGCCAATGCGGGGCTCCAGCAACGGAGATGGATCATATCCGGCCGGTGAGCCTGGGCGGAGGTGACGAGCGGGAAAATCTGCAAGGGCTTTGCCGCCCCTGTCACCTGAGCAAGAGCGGCACCGAGGCGAATTACATTCGCTGGATCATTCGGCGGCGTATCAACATGGACCGTGGAAACGGGGGTGCGCAGTGAGTTGCGACATCCTCTACGGGCGCAAGTCGATCGCCGCGCACCTCAATCTCACCGAGAGGCAGGTGCATCACCTGATCCAAAAGGGCCAACTGCCAACATTCAAACTCGGCGGCATGATCTGCGCGACAAAGCGCGGCCTGCAAAACCACTTTGACCGGATGATGGAAAACGCGGCTGAATTGGGCCGCGCACGGCTGAATCCGGCTGAGATTAAGGCAGAGCTTTCCGCGACAATAGTGCCGCTTCGCCGAGTGGCTCAAAACGCGGGCGGCGAGGTGCGGGACGATCCCGCAACGCCGCTACCCGTGGGGCTGATCGAGCGGCAGGCGAGTCCGAAAGGCAGAGCGCCGATCAGCGGGGCGGGGGAAAGCTCCGAAAGCAACTGCCGAGCTTCTGGCGACCCTTCGACCAGATGCGCCCGACACGCGACGCTCGGCTCCGAAGGGTCAACGTTAAGCGGAAAGGGCCGGACTGCCTCTGCCAAGCGGCAGGGGTAGTTCGTCCTATGCCCTTTCGCTCTGCTCTCACCAAAGGGTCATGAACATGGATACTAGAGAAAACGAGGTTTCGGTTTTTGGATTGCGCGTGCTTGCTCCTGACTATTTCCGGGGGCGGTCGCGCATACTCGCACACTTCGATTGTGACGTGCGGGGCTTACGGCTTCACGGCTGCGCCCTGCTTCTCAAAGGACCGCTGCTCCTGGTTGCAGGGCCGCGACTTGGAACGGGCACCGAGCGGAGCGTTCGCTTTATCGACGGCGAGCTTGCCGAGCGCGTGAAGCGGTGCGCGCTGAGGGTCTTTCATCAATTCGGCGGCACGCTTCCCGACGATCAGCTTGAGGGCTTGCCGGACGGCATTCAGGCAATGCTCGGCTCCAGCGCGGCAGGAGCTTGGGACCATGCCTGAGCCCCGCAAATACACAGACGCCGAGCTTACCGAGCTCGCGCAAAGGCTTGCGACCGCGACACTCATATTCTGCCGAGACAAGCGGATCAGCGCAGCGGACACCGCGTCCGTCATGGCCGTGGCCTGCATGGAGGTTCATTGCCAATGCCATGGCCTGTCCGGCCTGGAGCACCTGCGCACCGCAATAGACGTTGGCGAGCGCGACCTAATGAGCCGGACGCAGTGAATGGCTCAGTGGCCCTACAACACGATCACATGGAAGCGGCTGCGCGGCGCGCACTTGGCGCTGTTCCCATTGTGCGAGGGCTGCATTGCCATGGGGCGGCGATACGTCACGGCCAACACCGTCGATCATCGCAAGCCAATCAGTGAGGGCGGCGAGCCCTTCCCCGACCATGACGGGCTCGCCTCCTACTGCCCAGCCTGCCACTCGCGTAAGACCGCACGCGGGGCCGAGGCCGGGGCGATCAAGAGCGACAAGCCAATGAAAGGCTGCGATGCGAGCGGGCGGCCACTTGACCCCAACCACCCATGGAACAGACAATGACGCCGCAACCGGGGGATGCGGACAATGGCGCGTTGGATTGGTTGGGCCTTGGTCGCGCTCATCGCCTTCTTTTACATTGCAGGAGGGCTGGACCTGCTGGGCGAGTTGAGCGGCGGCGTGCGAACAATGGACTCGGAGCGCCACCATACGGTGCTCGCGCTCGTGGTCGTTGGCGTCGGAGTCTGGTTGCTTGCGAGAAAAAATCGCTGAGAGCTGGCGACGAAAGAGCGACGCGCGCCCGAAAAACTCAATTAGTTACTAAAGGTAACCACCCCCATGGGTAAGCGGGGGCCGGGGGCCGCGCGGCTCCGTGAGGTGGCGGCGCTCGCAACCGTTGTCAGTCACCCGTGGGAAAAGGAAGGAATGCCACCCGAAGAAAAGGTGTTGGCGTTCCTTCGCACGCTTCCCGTTGTGTCCGGACTTCGCGCCGGGGAAACGCTGAAGCTGCTCGACTTTCAGGAGCAATTCGTTCGGGGCGTTTACGCGCCGGTGGACGCGGCGCTCCGCCGCATGGTCCGACTTGCGCTGCTGAGCGTGGCGCGCGGCAACGGCAAAAGCGCGATCCTGGCGGGCCTGTCACTGGCGCACCTCCTGGGTCCGATGAGCGAGCCCTACGGGGAGTGCTACGCTGCGGCTCTCGACCGGGAGCAGGCGGGCGTCCTCTACCGAATGACGCGCGCCTACATCGAGGCAACGCCGTGGATGGCGGCGCGGGTAAACATCAAGGATTGGCACAAGGAAATCGAGGACGAGGAATCGCGCAGCCTATGGCGGGCGCTCACCTCCGACGCTCGGAAGGCGCACGGTCTAGCTCCGTCCTTCTGGGTGGCAGACGAGGTGGCGCAATGGAAAAGCCGGGAGCTGTGGGACAACCTCGCAACCGGCATGGGCAAGCGGGACCAGGCGCTAGGCGTCACCATCTCCACGCAAGCGCCGAGCGACCTCCATTTCCTTTCCGAGATGATAGACGCTCCGCCGTCGCCTAGCTTCTATGTGCAGCTCCACGCGGCTCCGGAGGAGTGCAGGCTGGACGATCCCGAAGCGTGGGCCGCTGCCAATCCGGCGCTGGGCCATTTCCTCAACGCCGAGCAATTCGAGGACGCGGCGCAACGGGCGATCAGATCCCCTAGCTTCGCGCCCGCGTTCCAGAACCTCCACCTGAATCAGCGGGTGGACGCCGAGGCGCGGTTCATCAACCCCGGCGACTGGCAAGCCAACTCCGCGCCCTTCGATCCGCTGGAGCTGGAGGGCAAACGCTGCTTTGGCGGGCTCGACCTCGGCAGCACGTCGGACCTCACCGCGTTCGTTCTGTGGTTTCCCGACGAAGGCAAGGTGCTGGCGTGGCATTTCGTTCCAAAGGAACGCGTTGCCGAGCGCGTTGAAAAAGACCGCGTGCCCTATGATCGGTGGGCGACGGACGGCCACATCATCACGCCACCTGGGCGGGCCACTGACAGGCTCGCAATTGCCAAAGTTCTGGCCGAGGTTCGGCAAGCCTTTGACGTGCAAGCGATCGCCTACGACCGCTGGAGGATGGAGGAGCTTCTAAAGCTTCTGTCCGACGAAGGAATCGCGCTCCCGCTGGAGCCGTTCGGGCAGGGCTTTGTGACTATGGGGCCAGCCGTGGACGCATTCGAGACGGCGCTTCTCACCGGCAACATGCAACACAACAACAACCCCGTGCTTAGCTGGGAAGCGGGCAACGCCGTTGTCGAGATTGACGCGGCGGGCAATCGGAAGCCGACTAAGAACAAGTCATATGACAAGATCGACGGAATAGTTGCCGCGATCATGGCGTGCGGCGTGGCTCAAAAACACGAACAAGCTCCGGAGCCATGGGTTGGCGTAGTAAATCTCGGCTGAATCGGGCCGTCTAGGGCCGTATCGGGCTGAGATTAAGGCAGTCTCCCGGTGCTATATATTCGCACGCGCATCTGGGGGGATCGCAAACACTTCCTCAGAGCCACTTAGACACTGAGGAGTTTTTGCTTTGAATACGCTTCCCCAACTACTTGAACAGCGCGGTGGCCTGGTCGCAAAGATGACCGAGGCGCACGCGAACGACAACAACGACGCCTTCACCTCCGCCGAAACCGAGCTGCGCACGCTGGACGAAAAGATTGCCCGTGCCCGCAAGGTAGAGGCGCTGGAACGCGCCGAGCCGGGACAGGTCATCAACGGCGACGCCAAGCTGGACGCTGAAATCCGCAGCAAGTTCAGCCTTTGCCGCGCCATTGCGGGCCGCTTCGACAACACCGTTGATGACGGTTTCGAGCGCGAGGTTCAGGCGGAGCTTGCCAAGCGCGCCGGGAAACCCGCCGAGGGCTTCTACATTCCGACAGAGATTTTCGAGAAGCGCGTTCTCACGACCAGCACGGCGAATGAGGTCGTTTCGACGGATCACCGCCCCGACCTCTATATCAGCGCGCTAACCAACGCGTCTGTCATTCGCAGCATGGGGGCCACGGTGCTTCCTGGCCTTGTCGGGAATCTGTCGATCCCGCGCGAAACCGACTCCCCGGCTGTCGGCTGGGTTGCGGAGAACGCCGCAATCACGTCCGACGACGCCAACTTCGACGCCGTTACGCTAAGCCCGAAACACGCCGGGGCATTGACCGAATACAGCCGCAACATGCTGCTTCAGTCATCGCCGGCCGTTGAACAGCTCCTGCGCAACATGCTCGCGCGCAACCTCGCGCTGGCGATCGACGCGGCGGCGATCAAGGGCGGCGGCTCGAACGAGCCTACTGGCATTCTCGCGACGAGCGGAATCCAGACGTATTCGATCGATCAGGCTGGCGGCGAGTTTCTGGGCGATGCGTTCGCGGAAATGATTGCGCTGGCCGACATCGCCAATGTGGACGCGAGGCGCGCGTTCCTCACCACGATGGGCGTGAAGAAAGACCTTCTCAAGTCGAAGGACGGCGAGGGCCAATACATGCCAATCGCCCAGATCACGCACGGCGAGCCGATTACTTTCAGCAACCAAGTGCCGACGAACGGCGGCGTTGGAACGAACGACCACGGCATCATCTACGGCGACTTTAGCGAGCTGCTGCTTGGCGTCTGGAGCGAGGTGGACATTCTCGTTAACCCCTACGAGGCGACCGCCTACAGCAAGGGCAACGTGAAGCTTCGCGCTATGGCGACGGTGGATTGCGCCGTGCGCCATGCTGCCGCGTTCGTTTCCGGCACCGACTACACCCCGGCCTAACCGATGACGGCGGCAACCCCCCCGACCGCCGCCGCTTTGGAGCGGCGTAGTCTTACCGAATTTCGCGCGGTGGCTTCCAACCGGCGAATCGAGGGCTACGCCGCGACTTTCGGCTCGGAAGCGCAGATCGGCAGTTTCGTGGAAACGATCCTTCCGGGAGCCTTCCGGGCCGCTTTGTCGAACGACATTGTTGCACTCCAAGATCACGACACGGCACGCGTCCTCGGGCGCACACGTTCGCGAACGCTAAAGCTCTACGAGGACAGCCGAGGGCTGGGCTTTGAGCTGACCCTGCCCGAAACAACGGCGGGGCGCGACGTGCTAGCTCTTGCGGAGCGCGGCGACCTTGGCGGCATGTCATTCGGCTTTCTGGTGCCGGACGGCGGGGAAACGTGGGAGGGCCGCAAGCGGTCACTCCGGAACATCGACCTTAAAGAGATCAGCGTGGTTTCCGCGTGGCCTGCCTACCCGGACACTGAGATTGCCCTGCGCGCCCTAATGTTGGGCGCCGAAGGCGCTCGGCGCTTGCGGCAACGGCGCCTGGTCATGCGGGAGCTGGGCATTTGGGCCTGATACAACGCGCCCTTGGCGCGCTTGGGTATGAGCGGCGCTCGTCGCGGGAAGATCCTTCCTGGGCGGCGCTGGGCGGCAACATCGGTTACGCATCGGCGCTAAGCGCCCGCGCGGCCGAAAACCTTTCAACTGTGCTTGCGTGCACGACCGCCATTAGCTCGGCGCTCGGCTACGTCCCGGCCTGTGTCTATCGACGGGACGCGGACGGCACGAAAACCGAGCTTCCGGCACACCCGCTCGCCAAGCTGGCGCGCACCGGACCTAACCCAAACATGACGTGGCCGGACTTTGTGGAGCATTGGGTTGCTTCCGCATTGCTCGGCGGCAACGGGCTCGCGGAGATCGTGCCGAGCGGCAACGGCCAGCTCGCGGGGCTAAACTGGATTCCGTGGCAATACGTCACCGTTGTTTACCTCTCGACGGGGCGGCTCGCGTTCGATGTTAGCGACGGGCGCGGCAACTCCCGCCGTCTGCTGCAAAGCGAGGTTGTCCACCTACGCGGACGCACTGATGACGGGCTCGTTGGCCGTTCCGTTCTCTCACGCGCGGCTGACGTAGTTAGCGGCGTGAACGCGGGACAGACGATCGCTCGCAAGTTCATGGAAAACGGAATGCAGCCAAGCGGCGTTCTCGAGGCTCCGAGCGCAATGGGGCCGGAAGCCAAGGGCAGGCTCCGCGACGGCATCAACGCAACCAATCAGGGGGTGGATCGCGCGGGCAATCTCCTGATCCTCGGCGGCGGGCTCACCTACAAGAGCATTTCGCTTTCGCCAGAGGACGCCGAGCTGCTGGAAAGCCGCAAGTTTGGCGTGGTTGAAATCTGTCGGCTGTTCCACGTTCCGCCGCCGATTGTGCAGGCATATGAAAACAACACTTTTACGAACGCTAATCAGGCGGGCATTTGGTTCGCTACTTACTGCCTTGGGCCATGGGCGCGGAAGATACAGGCGGAGTTCGCGCGCAGCGTCCTGCCGCCGGGGATCGAGCTGGAGCTAGACCTTTCCGGCTTCCTCCAGGGCGATCCCACAACCCGCTGGGAAACCCACAAAATCGCAATTGAGACGGGCGTGCTCGACACAGACGAGGTGCGCCAGATCGAGGGCTGGAACAGCCGTAACTCAACGCAAGGGCAAGGCCAGGAGGGCTAAATGGGGGGCTGTCTTACAATGCGGCTTGGGGCCGCGACCGCGAGGCCGGATGCGAACACAACATTCCTTACGCGGTTCAATTCGACCACGCCGAGAGACGAGGTAGCGTCGCTAACTGGAACGCTTCGCGGCAACGCCTTTTGCGACACAGCCAACTCAGAGCTCGTGCTCGATGGAACCGGCGATTATTGCGAGTTTGCCCCCGGTGGCGGCTCCATGTTCGATGTTTGGTTAGACGGCACCGGCACGCTGGAACTGCACACGAACGTGGCGGCAACCCAAGTCGGCGGCCTGATAAGCAGAGTTGCGACGGGCAGCTCGCGATATGCTCTCTATTGCTCCGGCTCCTCTGGGAACGTTGCCTTCTATGCCGACTCCTTTTCGACAAGCACGCCGGTGCTGAATGCCAACATTCTTGACGGAAACTGGCATCACATCGCGATTGTGAGGAACGCCGGAGGATCACCGGCGAATTGGTCTATGTGGGCGGACGGCGCGCAAGTCTCGACTAGCACATGGGGGAGCGGCCCCGCCGGAGCGACCGCGGACAACTTCTATATTGGCGACGACATTGCGAGCCTTTCGACCAGAGACGTTGCTGGCCGGATCGCGCGGGTTAAGCTTTCAAGCACCGCCCGCTACACGTCTGCCTTTACTCCTCCGGCGAGAACGAGCGTTTAGCTGTTCCCGAATTGTTCCGCCTCGGATAAGGGGGCGGAAATGGATAAAGCCCCCGACTCCGCCGGACCTCAATCACTGTGACAAATGCGGCAAGGTGATCGGCCCGCACAAGGGTTGGTTCGGGCCTGAGTGCCAGTGCGGTTTGCCGCCCCAGGATGCGCTACGCGGCGCTCACGGCGTGGGGGCCGGGACTAGCCGCCTTTCGTAAGCAGGCGGCCGATCTCGGCCATAACCGCGTCTAGGTTCTGCTGGAGCGTGGCCATGATCGTATTGTCGCCAGCGGGGTCGCTCGTGCCCAAAGGCTTTGACATCATGTCGTGGAGATAGGCGGCGTCGGCGGAGTCGATCATGCCCCTTTTTGCGAGCATCACTGCGACCGCCAAAACACCATTGCTGGCGGAGATTGCCGCCGCCATTAGCGAATTTGCGACCCGCTCCGCTGCTGCTTGCTCTGACATTTGACGCGGACTCCCATTTGTGGCCTATTCGCAAGCGGGACGACCCGGCGTTGTCGCGCCGAGCCGCCCCTGACCACCAAGCCTAGTGTGGAGGCTCGAATGGCTAGCTCTAGGGTAAGCGCCCGCGCTGATTGCGCCAAGACCAGCTCCAACGTTGTTTACATCACTGGACGCGCTTGCACGCGGCGAAAGAACTGCAAGCAGGACGACGAGACTATCACCCTTCGCCGCCTGCTCGACGGTATGCAGGGAGTGGCGTTCGCGGACAGCCGCGAGGACACGCTGGACGATCGCGGCTACGCGCTGGCGGTCTCATGGGCGCTGGAGCGGAAGCTGCCCTGCAAACAGCTACGCTTCATCGCGGGAACGCTGGACGAGCACCGCGACTTCGACTTGCGGCTTGCTGACTTGGAACTGGCGGAAGCCGAGCGGGCGGTATTCGCCGCGAAGATCAGCCGGACCCGCATCCTTGAAGGCGACGAGGCCGCGAATGCGATGTATCCGGAGAACGATGAACTGTTCGAGCGCTACCGCGCACGGATGCTCGACATGGCGAACACCCGAGTCCACACGCGAGCCGACTTGAGGCGCAAGCGGAGCGCGATCGGGGAGGTTTGGCTACGCGCGGCGGGCCCCTGGTATGACCAGCTTCGAGCCGCCGTCGCCGCCGACGAAACGAGACTAGCGCCGCGAAGGCGCTAGGGGCGGAAGGCGTGGCGCACCTCCCGAAACGCGCCGACTCGGGGCCGGAGCCGCAAAAAGGGGTTTCCGGCCCCTTTGCTACCTATGCGAAACCTAAGCAGTGGTCCTGCGGTCTAGGAAACATGCTAAGTTATTGAAAAGCTGGTGCCGCTTGCGTGACTCGAACACGCGACCCCATCATTACGAATGATAAGAGGTGGTTTGTCATTAC